ATTCATCTGTATTTAACTTATATGCACCTCCTAATAAACTTTTCTTTGGTGGTTTAAATTCTCTATTGGTATCTGCAATAACACTTAAAACAGGATCGTTTATTGTTTGTGTATCTGTTGACCAGCCATCAAGTAATACATTCCAGTTATGCTTTCCAAAGCCTACAGGGAATGTTCTGTATTGACCTGTAATCCAGTTTTGTTCTGGTCTAAGTTCAGCATTGTAGAAAGGAGTTGTTGCAGCTAATTCATTTAAATATCTTCTAACTGAAAATAAAGGTGACTCATCTCCATACGCTGTTTTATCCATAAGTATATTGCCATCTGAAAAACTTGAATATGTGTTCATAGCTTTTTTTACATCTCTACCAAGAGCAGAATATGGATTTGTAACAGCAGCTAATCTTCTTGCTAAATATCTTTGCAAACCATCAGGTCTATCAAACATCTGCACTATTTCAGTAATACCTTGCAAATAAGATTTTTCTACTAAATTTCTTGATAGTGCTACTTTTGCTACATCTACAAGCTGCTGTCCTCTGTCATCTTCTGGATTTAGATAACCTCTTACTTGTGCCATATCAGCAGATAAAGATAAAAAGTTAGCCCAAGGATCAAGTCTTTTATAACTTACATATTTATATTTAAGTTTGCCATCTGCACCTCTTACATATTTTGTATCTTGGTCTATATTTATTACTTCATAAGCTTTACCTGTTTTAGAATATTTTTCACTTTCTTTTTCACTTATTAAAAATCTAAAACTATAAGGCTGCCAGCCTGTGTCCATCAACTGTTTATTAATCTTAAAGTTAGGAGAACCACCACCAGTTATAGATAGTTGTGCATTAGGGTTATTATTGTTTACAGCCAACATACCAGCAGCAGCCCATAAAGCACCGCCAAGTTTTGCTTTACCTCTAGCTCTAGCTGCTACTGCTAAATTATCACTTGTCATTTCTGCAACGTGTTGTTGATACCATTTCATATTTTTTAAAGCATTACCAGCTATAGGTATCTCACCCATTTCTTTTAGAAAAGGTGTCATTTGTGCAGTTTGTTTTAGTATGTTTGCTGGTGTTCTTATAAAAGGTAAAATCTGTCTTAAATATGGGTGTTGATTAATAATCGTTTGCATACCTTTAGTAAGGCTTCCTTCTGCTAGTTGTTCTGTAAATGTTGATTGTGCTGAAAATTCTCTAGCTCGTCTATATAAATCTAAAGTCTTGTTGCTATATTTACCTGTTTTACTTTCATTCATCAAAAGATCCGTTATTTGCTTAAATCTTCTATCCATAAACTTTTGTAGCTGCACACCTGTTTTCCCTGCCCTTGTACCTTCTTCCCATATTTCTGCTTTAGCAAAAGCTCTAAAGTTTAGTTGTTTAAAAAATTCATCTTCTGCCATAAGAAATCTACTTGGCAATCTATACATTGTTGATAAACCTCTTATCAATCTATTTGATCCTTCAAGACTCATTCTTTCAAAATCAATTACTTGTGATCCTCTATCTAATATGTTTGTGTCATACTGAAAAGATTTTTTTGCTAGAGCTAAAGAATCGCTTATAGCTTGTAAAGCATAGATAGTTTCTTTAACAGCCCTACCTCTTGTTATTTCATCTTTTGCTCCAAGAGCTAAAGTTAAAGGTCTTGATAAAGAATTAAGACCAGTAGCAAGCATATTAACTTGGTGTGTTACTGGACTAGATAAGATTGAATTGATAAATATTTCATTTGTAATTTGCCAAAATCCTTGGCTAAAACCATTCTTTACTAACTTTTGATAAGCTGATGGATTTGCAGCAGCCATATTAATTTTTCTAATTATTGGTCTAAGAGTTTTAAAATCTCCATCTTCTGCCATTTTTATAAGGTCATCTACTTTGTATTTAGTAATAGGTGATATAAATTCATCTACTTCTTTTACTACATCTTTACCTTCTACACTTACCTGTTTAATTTTATCTCCATACTTAAGATAAGCGTCTATACCTTTTCCTTTGTCAACTTTTGGTATTAGTGGCTTTTCTTTTAAAGTTCGTAAACTTAAACCTAAAACACTATCAACAGGTCTTTTTAAATTAATTAATGAGTCGTTAATTATTTGTTCTTGCTTGTATTCTGTTAAAAGTTTTTTTACTAAATCTTTATTACCTGTTGCAGCAGCTACATCTATAGCGTCTGTATATCTCATTATAGATTGAGTACTTTCAAACAATAATTGTTTTGCTGCAATTAAAGTAGCTGGTAGATTTTTTTCATATAAAATTTCTGTAATATCTGATAGAGCATTTACTGTATCAAAAGGAAGTTGTGCTTCTGCAATCGCTGAAAGACCAGCTATTGTATTCTTTCTTGGTGGTTTCTTACCAGTTCCCCTTGTCTTGTTGACACCACCAGCTTTTGCTTCATCTAAAATTTGCTTTGTTCTTGCATTAAGAAAGTCAATAACATCTCCATGTGTTTTAAATTGACCAGCAAAGAATGTTCTTTTATATCCAAATGGATCAATAATATCTCCATCAGAATCTAAAGGAGTGATTGATTTTTGTTTTTTACTACCTACAATTTTTTCTAATTTCTTTTGTTTAACTTTCTGTTTCTTTCTTAGTAATTCAGTTTTCTTAAACTTCTTAAGAATGTTTATAAACTCCATTTCATTCATAGCTTTTTCATCAGCTATAACATCAGAGTTTGTAGCTTTCTGATAGTTCAGTAGTCTTTTTAAAAGTATTGCTTTTCTCTTCGGATCATTTTTTATATCTTTAAAAGAGTTAACCATAAAAGCAGTTACATCATCTAACTTTTGTCCAAACAAACCAGTTAAATCTTTGGCTGTAGTGGATAGTTTTTCTCCTATGCCTGTATTCTTAGCTATTTTTTTCCCAGTATCTACAGCTTCTTGTGCTGTTTTAATAGTGCTAGTTGCAATCCTGTCAAACAAAAAAGCGTGTAAGCCATTTTTTATTCTTAGTAAATATTTATCTTCGGCTGACACTATATTATCTTCTGGTGCATCTGGTGTTGCCATAAAATCAGAAACAGTTTTAGTTGCATCTACAAATTTTTCTACACCTACACCTGTCTTTAACTGAAAAGCTGTATCTACTGGTGTAGATTTTAAATACTCCACCATATTGTTGACCATATCACTACTTAAACCTTCTGAAAACAAATTAAAAGCATTATCTTCGTATGGATCTGTTAAAGCAAAATCAACAATACCAGCAGCAGCTATACCTTGAAATCTTTTAAGACCTAAAACTTTTAGTCTGTTACGCAACATGGCTGTTGGTACGACATATTGTGTTATAGCTTTAGGAATAAAATAAAATGGATTTTCTTGATCTCCTTCAATTTCAGTACCTAGTTCCTTGAGATCAATTAAATCAAAGTTACCTTTTAAATCTTTACCTAAAATTGTTCTTAATGTATCATCTCCAAGTTCAAACAGTTCATTAAAAGATTGCAGCCTACCATTGATAAGACCTCTCAATATAAGAGAAGCAGGGTTCTCTGACATTGTTTTTTCTTGTTCTGCCCTTAATGCCTTTTGATTTACTTTTGCTTTTTCTAATCGTTGTAAATAAGCATCTCTTTGCTCTATAAGAAAATTATTTAATCCTGATCCATCAGTTGTTTTATCAATAAGGTTATTAAATAATTGTTCATTATTAATAAGAGGTTTTTTTAGTTCTTTTACTAAATTAAATTCTTCTTTTTCTGGTGCTTTTGTATTTACTTCTTTTACTATTGTTGGTTCTGGTTCGACTA